GTGGTAGATGAAGTCAGCAACGAATTTCTGATTACGAAAAAGTTTAGAACTTCTACGGAGTTTTCTCAATTCATTGAGAAGCAAGCCTCAACTACAGGTCTACCGTGTATGGATTTGCTAGTTGATTATTGTATAAAGAATGATATAGAAATCGAATCGGCATCGGTTCTGCTAACTACTTCACTCAAGGAAAAGATTCGTGCGGAAGCAGAAGAACTAAATATGTTGAAGCGCAAGGATGGAAAGCTACCCTTCTAATGGACTCTTTTGAAGTTTATCGTGTCTATATGTCACTCAAACTTCATTTTACTTCCGATGATTACGACATTACAAAAACGAAATCGGGTGTCAGGTGTAAGAGAGAAACATTTCTTAAACGTAAGGATGTTCTATTGTTTCGCAAGTTGGCCAAACGATTTACCTTTACTGAGATGGTAGATTATTTCGTTGCTAACTTTGTCAATGGACATAATGGTTTATTTGATGCCGAAAGTGATAACGTATATCGGGACTGGAAGGCTAGAAAAGAGAAGTTGACATATCTGTTCACCCAAGATATTTCTACACTTATGTTAGAGGCTGAAAAAGCAAATGTTGATCCATTGATTAGTGATGGTCAACATCCCTTAGCATTAAAACTATACCTTGGTAAAAAAATTAGTCTTGAAACCCTAATTATTCTTGACAAATTGTTTAATTTCGTGTATAGTAATAATACTGTGTTAGCAAATGATTTTATATGGAAAGATGTATCTCGTTTGATAACAAAGTACCGCGTCTTTGTCAAGTTTGATAAAGACAAATTCTCTCAACTATGGATCAAGGAGAAAGGCCAAGTGGTCTGTTAAATGAGTCATTCTAAGCGTAGAGACTTCGATTACGAACCTCGTGTCAAAGAAGTTCGTAAAGGTGTGGACAAATCCAGTAAGCACCGCAAAAACCTGTATAAATACTCTGGTAGTCAAGAAGAAGATTTCGATGACTATGATGATTATGATACACAACGCAAATATTAACGCAATACAACGCAATATAACGCAAAGTAAGGAATACAAATATGTCTTTTAATTCTCTCTCGGAACTCCGTAAGAACCGTGGCAACTTCGACTCACTTATGAAAGAAGTCGAAAAGATTGCAAATCCCACAAACGAAAAGCGCGGCGATGATGATCGCCTCTGGAAGCCTTCGGTAGATAAGGCTGGCAATGGCCAGGCGGTTCTTCGTTTTCTTCCTGCTCCTCCAGGCGAAGAACTTCCCTGGGTTCGCGTGTATGACCACGGCTTTCAAGGTCCGACCGGAAAGTGGTACATCGAAAACTCGTTGACCACTATTAACAAGCCAGATCCTCTTGGCGAACTCAATTCAGAACTCTGGAATTCGGGTATCGAAGCCAATAAGGAAATCGCTCGTAAGCAGAAGCGCCGCTTGTCTTATATCTCTAACGTTCTTGTTGTCAAGGACCCATCGAACCCTGAGAACGAAGGTAAAGTCTTTCTCTATAAGTATGGTAAGAAGATTTTCGACAAGATTAAGGACGTAATGCAGCCTACCTTTGAAGATGAGAAGCCGGTTAATCCGTTTGATCTTTGGGAAGGTGCCAACTTCAAGCTCCGTATTCGTCAGGTAGAAGGCTATCGTAACTACGATAAGTCAGAATTTGATGGTAATACGCCACTTGATGAAAATGAGGATAAGCTAGAAGCAATCTGGAAGCAGACGCATTCACTTGCCGCTTTCCTTGATCCTTCAAACTTCAAGTCTTATGATGAACTCAAGATCAAGTTGAATACTGTTCTCGGCAGTGGTACTCGTGTGCCTACCGCAGAGAAAGTAAATCCGCTTGATGCAGAGGATGAACTCTTCGTTGAAACCAAGATGAAGACGGCTGCTAAGGCAACCGAAGAAACTCCACCTTGGAATGATGAAAAGAGTGATGATAATATGAGTTACTTCGCAAGTCTTGCGGACGACTAAAAGAGAAAGGGGCGCTCTAAGCGCCCCTTTTTTATGCCATTGCTCGTTTTAGAGCAAATCTCATCCAACTACTCTCATCATCTCTAACATAAGTTTTAGTATTTGGTACCGGAGAGCTTTGAGGTGCGCCTCCTCCGCCGCCACCTTGATTGATGATTGTTGGAGGCGGAACATTCACTTTCATCTGGTCTTTGGCTTGTTCGGACCCCTTTTCTAAGATGCCGCTATCAGGATTTTGGCCTGACTGAACTTTAGCTTCTTCTCCGCCGCCGCTCATATAATCATACGCGGTCTTTGCACCAACTGCCGCCAGTCCAAGTCCACCTGCTGCCATCATTAGAGGATTTCTTTTTACAAATCCGGCTGCTTTACTAAATATTCCACCACCCGGTTTGCCTTTAACTGCGGCCTGTTTTGGTTGTGCTGTTGCCGCCGGTGCTTGCCCACTTTGTGCGGCCTCTGCGGCACGTGTTTCTGGTGTACCACCCAAGGCGCCCATATCTCTAGCAGCCAGTGCAGCATCTAAGCCGACAGAAGCTGCTGTTCCAACACCAGGAATAGTTCCGGCTGCTCCAGATGCCAATTCTAATCCTGCACCGGCGAAGTCGCCTGACATAGCTCTTTGAGCAGCAAACACTCCACCGGCTATTAGACTAACTCCTGGGATTTTCTTCAATAGAGATTTGCCAACCGCCTTCGCTCCAACTTTAGCCATACCCTTAGAAGCAACTTTTTCGCCAGCTTTAACTGCACCCTTTTCGCCAGCTTTAACTGCACCCTTTTCGCCAGCTTTAACTGCACCCTTTTCGCCAGCTTTAGTGGCACCTTTTTGCGCTGCCTTTGTATCTCCTGGTGTAGGTGCAAGTTCGGCCGCGGTCATTGCGGTATTAGCAGCAAGATTCGTATTATCATTTCCGGCTAATAAGTTTTCGCTGCCATCATTATCGTTACCGGCAATCATCGAACCCATACCGATAGCACCAGCACCTAACGCCAATGCACCAAGTAATCCTCTGCCGCGACCGGGTGTTCTACCAGGAGAAACTGCGGGTGTTCTTCTGACAAATCTACCTTTGGCGTCTCTGGGTTGACTTCTGGCTCTTTCTGATCTAGACTTCTTATCTCCATCGGGCGCATTCGGAATATTTCCGCCGCGGTTTCTGCGACTAGGTAGATCAATGTCTATCCCACCTCCGCCTGGTCCATCTGAACCACCAGAACTCTCAAGCGATTGAGCAATCTTTTCTATCGTGTCTTTTATTGCAGAGAATAATTCATTTGCTTCTTTGAATGTGTCAGATATTTCATCTAGCTTTTTTGTATTTTCTTGAATAGCATCTACAACTGGACTCTCTGACATTCCAGATGCATCTTCTTGAAGTTCGCTAGTTGGCTGTGATACATTAGATTCAATACCTGCTGCCACCGCTTCTGTGGTTGGCTTATCAGGTAAAATGACTGAAGCACTCTTTTTCTCATCATAATCTTTTTGAAGTTCTTGATTAATAGTATCTTTTGATACCGGTTTTCCCTCTCTACGATATGATATATCTTTTTCAGAGGCAGGCGCTATTCCTCTATCGGCCAGTAGTTTCTTCTGTTCTGTAGTCAGATCAGTTAATTTTTCCGCTTCTTGAGCCAAGCCCATACTATCTCTAGCTTCGGCTCTTTTCTTTTTATCAGAAGTGAACAGGTCATATCTCATATCACCGGGCTTTCCGGTGAAGACCCTTTTTGCGCCTTCAAGCTGAGTTTTTACAAATCCTTTTGAAATTGCAGTACCCGTTGTTGTGTCTTTGCCACTAACGGCGCGCTTCAAGCGATTTTTAAATGTATCTTCTTTTCCTTTAAGACCCATATCATTCGCTTGAAAATATTGTTCTTTAGCTGCCTTTCCGGCATTCGCAAATCTAGTTGCGGCGTCTGTATTACCTGAAGCCTCTGCTACGCCTTGTCCTTTTTTAGCAAGCGCAAGTACCTCTTTGATACCTTTATTGAAACCTTCTAAGTTCTTCTCAGTTAACTTGCCAATTTCTTTGACAAGATCGGTCAGCATTTTACGTTCTTCGTCGCTATACTGTTCTAAGTCTTTGCTTATGTTTTCTGTGGCAGCCGATAAAATCTTAGCCGCTTTTTCGCCATCAACGGTTGTTACCGAAAGAGGATTTGTAGTTTCCTTAATCTTTTCTAATTGAGTTTCTTTTCCGACGCCCGAACCGGACGAACTTAATAGTTTTTTGATGTCTTTTGCTTGACCGATAACTTCATCCAGACGGTCGATAACAGGATCAGGCCCATTACCGGGGGTCTTCTGTAGTCTATCTGTTAGTCCTTGTAAATTACTGGCCATTGATTAAAAATCCTGTTGGTTCTTTTCTGCTTTTTTCTTCAAATGAGTCATCAACAATCCTATGTAAACTTCCCTTTCCCATGGCATCATATTTTCAAGTTCTGACAGACTATATTTGTGTTCTTGCATTAAAATAAAGTTTGTCTTATAATGATTCATCAAATTATCATGAGAAAGGGTTATTCGAAAAAATTTTCTACACCGTCTATTAATACCGTATTTTCTGTGTCACATTTCACGCAAGTATAATCAATTGTCTTTTCCAATCGAGGCGATGTCTGGAAAAACTCAACAATCTTCTCGAATTGTTGAGTAGAAAGACTGTTAATAAACGTTTCAACTTCTTCCTTGC